AGCCCGGACTTCGATCGTACCAAGCGCCGGAGCGCTCGTCGTGCTACTTCGGGTTCGGCAGCGTCTGCCCGTTGTCCCAGTCGAGATCATCCCAGTCGTTGTCAGTCTGCATGTTCGTCCTCTCGTCGGTCCGGCGTGTTCTGCCTTGATGTATTAAACAATAGCACGGGTTCCCCGGGCACGCAACCCGGGGGTACCCCTTGCCGTTTCCGCAGCTCAGAGCGCGAACCACCGGTACCCGTGGTCTTTGACGTACCGCGTCTCGGCGCGCTTCTCTTTCGTGAGCTGCCGCAGGCTCGAATACACCTGCTGCTCTTTCTCGTCGAGCGCGATCGCCAGTGCCTCTTTCGAGACGCCTTCGACCGCGTCGGCTGCCTGTAGCAGCCGATACACGGCGTTGTCACGGTCGATCGTCTCTTGCGGCCGGGGCCGACCGCGACCCCGCTTAGGCTCGCTCTCAGCGGGCGCTGCGGTTGATTCCGTCTCTGCGGACGGAGTCTCGGACCTCGTGACCTGAGCGTCGATCTCAGCAGGATCGGGAGCTGCCCACGCGTCGGCGTCTACGGCCGGGATTGCGTGGTTCAGCACCGCGTCGACCTTCGCGCGCGTCTCAGCGCTGATCGTCGGAAGGTCGACCATTGCGGCCGTATCGTGCTTTTCGTCTTCGCTCGGCTCGACGAGCAGCGGCTTCGGCTGCTCGACGACGCCGCCCGTGGCGAACGTCGAGACGTCCGGCGCATCGACGATGTCGGCGCTCTCGGCGTTCCGCGTGTCGTAGGGAACGGCCGTGGGCTCGGCCGGTGGCGTGTCGGCCTGCTGCGCTTCGCGCACCTCGCGCCGACGCTTCGCGAACGGATTTTGTCGGTTTCGTGCAGTGAACACTATTTGTCCTCTCTTCGTGATCCTGTGATCTTACCATTTATGAAAAAGAGGGTGCCCGCGAAAGCGGGCACCCTCTTGAGCCGGGACTAGAAACCGGCGTCGTCGTCGGTGGCGACGCTCGCGCCGGAGTCCGAACCGTAGCCTAGCGATTCGCCCTCAGTGAGGGTGGGGAACTCCGTCACTTCGACTGCGCCGGAAGCCGGAGGCTTGATCGCCCATTGCACTTCCATGTAGTCGCCCCACTGAGCATCTTCTTTCTTCTTGATCTTGGCGCGGAAGGGCTTGCCTTCCATGACCTTCGCGATCTGCTGCATCGTCGGCTTGTGCTTCACGAGCGTGTCGAAGGTGATGCCGACCGCGCCTAGGCTCTGCATGAACTTCTTGGCCATGCTGCCCTCAGTCGAGCGGATCACGTAGAAGCGCTTGATCTCCTTGCCGGAGTGCGGGCCGCTCGTGATCTTCGAATCGACTTGCACCATGAGGTTGCCCGAACTCGACACCTTGCCTTCGGCCTTCGTGACGACGAAATCATATTCGCCGTCCGGGGGAAGGGTGAGCTTGTCTTCGACCTCGGAAATCCAGTCGTCCCACGTTTCGTCTGCCATTGTCCTTTATCCTTTCGTTTCGGCCGCAGCCGGGAAGATGAGACGCATGATCTGCGTCAAGTTCGGGTTGTCGTACGCCGACCGATCGAATCGGTCTTCGAAGTTCGAGCCGGTCACGTACAGCGGGTGTGTCTTGACGAGCGCTCGGAAGACCGAAGGCGCATCATCGGCGATCATGCCTTGATCGTTCTTCATGAGCGCTTTCTTCATGAACACGATAGCGTCGAACGAGAACGGCAGCCGCCCCTGGATACCGCCTTGCATGGCAGGCCGGTGCTTACCATCCTTGAACGTGCTGTGTGCCGTTGCCGCGAACACGCGGAGCGGGTTCGCAGGGTCCGACACCCGCGTCATGATACGAGAGGTATCCGAGAGGACGCGACGCCGGATAGCGCCCCAGTCCTGAATCCGGAAGTCCTCGTCGACCTTGCGGATCGCTTCGATCCCCTGCTCTTGCCCGACCGTGAGCGAGTCGAGCCCGATCGACACGAATGGGTGATCAGTGCGGTCGAGCCATGGCAGCGTCTGCGCGAGGACTGCGGCGCTCGTGACCTTCACGATCGCAATGTCCCACGTTCCATCCGGCTTCGGCGGCGCTTGGGCGGGATTCCACAGTTTGAGCCGGAACGGCTGCCCGTCGCGGTTGGGATTCGATCGTCCCTGGAAGAACTGCCACTTGCCTTCGATGTCCAAGATCACGCATGGCGTCGGCATGGTGGCGAGCAGCGATGACTTGCCATGCTTCGTCTCGCCGTATACCAAGAACGACGCCGTTTCCAGCTCATTGAACACTTCAGTCACTCATCATCTCCTCTCTGTCGTGTTTATCTATTACATAAGTCTATCACAGGTGCAGCGTACCGCGCGTGCGGGTCCCGTTCTTCGAAGAGGTCGCGGATGGCGTCTTCAACACGCGAGCCGTCGTCGAACATGCCACAGATGTCGAAGAAGGAGCAATCCCATGAGCAGTCACGCGTGACGGTGGGCTGCGCGAACATCTTCACGCCGATCTCGCCGAGCTGCGCAATGCGCTCTTCGAACTCGATCACATTCGTGATGAGGCCGATGAGCCGGAGCCGATACGACTCAATCTCTTCGGCGTTGTGAATGATCGTCTCGCGCATGTAGAAAGGCGGCTTCGCCGTCTTCCCGCGCTTGACTTTCCGCAGCATGTTGTACAGCGCGCCGTCGACATGCTGATCGGGATACACGATCGAGAGCAGCAGGTGATAGTGCAGCATCTGCGGATCGCTCTGCAATGTGGGCAGCATCTGCGTGAAGTTCTGCACCGTCTTGTGGTCGACGAACTGCGTAAAGCCGGTGACCTCGTCGAGCACGCGAGCGTCAAGCTTGCCGACGATCTCGACAGACTGCCCGAAGTCAGCGCCAAGCTGATCGGCTGTGATGCTGATCTGCTCTTCGGCCCCGATCACTTGCAAGTGCGCGTCGGCTCCGGTGTCGGTAAGCCACTCGAAGTAGCCTTCGACCATGGCCCGTTCAAGGTCGGTATCTTTGCGGAACTTTTCGAGCACGTTTAGATCGGGCTCGACGCCGAGTTTCTGACACTGATCGGCATACCCGACGAGCGCCGCGCCGATGGCGTGTTCGAGCGCCTGCCGGGGATCGGTGGGGTTGTCTGGCGTGTAGAACGCTTCGAGCGCGGTGTGTACCCGCGTGCCGGACTGCAACGGCCCCACGGGGCCGTGCAGTCTCGGCGCGAGGCGGCGCACGTGCCGCAGCCAGTACCGGCGCTTGCAGCGCTGGAAATCCTTCAGGTCTGACTGCGAGATGCGCCTTACGTCGTTCATGGTCCTCCGTCGATGTCGTCATTCATGGCGTCTTCGTACTTCGTGATCTCGGCGTCGATATCGATGTCGAGCAGATCGAGCGCTTCGATTCGAGCGGCTTCGGCGTCAAGGTGCGCCGTCGACTTCCCGGCCGCCTTGAGTTGTTCGCGGTCGCGCACGATCTCTTCGAGCCGCTGCATCTTGGCGTACAGCTTTTCGACCTGCGTCTCTTCGATCGTGTCGGCCGTGATGATGTCGATGATCGTGATCGCCTCGTGCTGCTCCGACCCGATGCGGTGCACCCGGTCTTCGCCTTGCATGTTGTCGATCAGCGACCACGACCGTTGCAGCCGCACAAGCGTGTCAGCCGCCGTCATGTTCAGGCCGACGCCACCGGCCTTGTACGTGAAGAGAATGTACTTGAGCTTGCCGGACTGGAAAGCTTCGACCGTCTCGTCACGCTGCGCTCCGGTCACGCCGCCCGTGATCACGCCGTACTCGATACCGGCAGCGGTGAGACGCTGAGTAGCAAGGTCGATGAGCTGCCGGTGCTCGGCCGCGATGGCAAGCGGCTTGCCGGGGTTGTCTTCGATGATCGACATGAGTTCGTCGATCTTCGACGACGGGTCGGTGAGCGTGACCTTCCACGATCCGACGTCTTCGGGCGTCTCGCCCTTATCGACGTCGCACATGGCAGAGGCGAGTTGCAGCAGACGCGTCGCGGCCGGGAGGTTCCCGTTCATGACGAGCTTGTCGCCCGACTCCGTGGTCAGTACGTACTCGTCGGCAACCTCCTTATACGCCTTCGCCTGCTTCGGGCTCATCTCGACGTGTCGCACGACGCGCGTCTTCGCCGGGAGCTGATCGAGCACGAGCGCTTTCAGCATCCGGCGCATACGAACATCGAGCAGCGACAAGAACTCGTCGCGCGTGGCCGGTTTCAGGCCGACGATCGACATGCCGCCGAAGGCGTTGAACTCGACTTCGGCGTACCGGTCGATGAACGCCGACTTGCGCGGGAACCCTTCGGGGTCGATCGTGTGCAGGATCGACCAGATGTCGCCAGGGTGGTTCGCCACCGGCGTACCGGTGAGCGCCCAGCGGTATTCGACGGTTGGCCCGTGGAACACACGCCAGATCGCGCGGGACTGCAAGGCGCGCGGGTCCTTCACGCGGTGCGCCTCGTCGAGCACGCAGACCTTGAACGGGATCGCGTTCAGTTCCTTGTCGTGCGTCTCGCACTTCGCCGGAGTCAACGCCTCGTCGCCGGAGACCGGGTCGCACTCACGGCACTTCTTCAGGCGCACCGATCCGTACGGCGCGAGGCGCGAGTGCAGTCGGATGCTTTCGATGTTCATGATCACGACGGCGTTTCGAATAGCCGGTCGTCCGTCTACGTACACCGCTTCGAGCTGCTTCCGGCGCTTCGCGGCGCTCCCATCGATCACGACCGGGGTCGCTTCGGGCAGCCACTTAGTGATTTCGCGCGCCCAATTTCGCTTAGTCGAGTTCGGGCAGACGACGAGCGCGGGATATGCACCCTGCTCGACGTATCCCATACCCGACTCATCGCCGGTTCCCCATACGTCGCGGCTGTCCTGCTTGTTCACGGCGCGCAGTGCTGCAAGCGTCTGAAGCGTCTTGCCTGAACCCATCTCGTCGCCGAGCAGCGCGCACTTCGCCGTGACCATGAAGTCGCGGCCGGGCAGCTGGAAGGGGTACAGCTTGTCTGCGTGATCGTTGTCGGCGTCGTAGGCGTACGTATTCACCGGCTTGCGCGCATCGCGCAGTTCGAGCACAGCGTCACGGCGCATCTTCTCAAGACGCGACCACCCTCCGAGCAGCTTGCCGACCTTGAGACGGTCGCCGAAGATCGCGCGCGCCTGAATGCACGCCGCCCATGACTTCGGCAGCGTCCACTGCTTGAGATTGGCGTTCCATTCCTTGCCGGGAATCTGCGTCACGAGCGGCTTGTCTGCCCACAACGTGTCGTGCAGAACGATCCGGCTGCCCGTCTCGTCGAGTTCTGCGATGATCGGATTCATCTTTGTCCCTTCGTCTCGTCGTCGATTTTCATCATAGCACCGTTCGACACGGCGAGCCATCCCGGGTAGTCGATATCGTTGAGCAGCGCGTACGCCTGCCGGGCGGCGTCGGTGGCATGGCCCATCTTCGCCGAGTACCACCCCGCTCGACGCAGCGCGACGTCGTTCGCAAACTTGAGATTCGCCTTCATGTACTGCCGGATCGGGTTGCTCGTGTACAGCTTCGCGAAGGCGCGCACCATGCCGGTAATCTCAAGCGCGTCGCCCTGCTGCGAGGACTTCGCAGTGCGCGCGTTGATGATGAAGCGTTCGACGGCGATGTACACGCCGCCGAACCCGACATAGTCGCCTGCACGCACGACGAGGTTCCGCATCATCACCGGCATGTGCTCGGCGGCCACTTCGTGCCGCATGATCTGCTCGTCGAGAAATCCGCGTCGTGGGTGGTTCGAGTACACGAAGATTCCCGTCGTCTTGCCGGGATCGACTCCGAAGAGTACGTATTCGTGATCAGACATCACGCTTTTCCGCCCATCGTTTCCCGGTCGCCCCGCCCGAAGTGAGTGGCAGCGACAGCAGCTTGTCGTCGTTCATGATCGTGTTCATCGTGGCAATGGCGTCTTCGACATCATCGTCCGGCACTTCCGAAATCGCTTCGTCGTGCACGGCGAGCACGAGATAATCGCCGAGCCCGGCCGCGTCGAGTTCGAGTAGTTTCGTCTTCATGATCTCCGCTGCCATGCCCTGAATCATGTAGTTGACCAGGGGATACAGCTTGCCCGGATCATCAGCGATGAAGTGTCGCCCGGTGATCGGCGACATGACGTAGGCCGAGCCTTCGGCCTTGTACCGCTGCGCTGCGTCGCGCTGCACACGACGCTGGAATTCCGGCACTTTCGCGAACGTGCGCTTGTAGTCGGCTGCGAACCGCTCGATCTCGGCAAGAGGCAGGTGCGTGGTGCGTGCCAGCCGCTCATTCCCTGCGCCGTAGTTGGACGCGTACACGTACGACTTCGTCAGCGACCGACGCGGGTCCTTTTTCACGATGGATGGGTCCGAATAGATCGTCTGCGTCATGAACGTGAAAAAGTCGCCCGGCTGCTCGAATGCGGCGAACAACCCCGGGTCTTGCGAGAGATGCGCGAGCAAGCGCAGCTCTACCTGATCGAAGTCGAACATCACGAGCGTCGTGCCCGGCGATGACACAATGCAGTTGCGCACCACGATCGACAGCGGATCATCCTCGTCGACACGCGGCAGCTGCTGCAAGTTCGGCTTCGACATCGACATGCGTCCGGTCACGACACCGAAGCCGGTTGTGTCCTCTTCTTTGAATCCGAGCGTGTTGATGCTTGGATGAATCCGACCGTCCCGCTCGGAATACTCAAGGAACCGGCGCAGGTACGTCGATTGCAGCTTTTCCACGCGCTTGTGCTCTTGCAGCAGTTGCGCGAGCGGGTGCCGGATGCCTTCGAGCGCGAACTTGTCCAGCGACCATGCGCCTTGCTTGGTGCGCTTCCACAGCGGCACGTTATCGCGCAACAGCACTTCAACGATCTGTTGCGACGAACCGAGCGAGACGCCGAACTCGTCGTGTCCGCGCTTCGCCAGCGCCGCGTGCAAGTCCAGGAACTCACGGGACTTGTCGGCCGTGTACTCACGGTCGACGAGCACGCCCTTGCGTTCCATCCGGTCGGCGATCCACCCCACCGACAACTCAATGTCGTACGCGTGCGGCGCGATGCGCTCAACCTGCGGCCAGAGCAAGTCCCACAGTCGCACCGCGAGCACCGGGTCAAGCGCGGCGTACACCCAGTACACGGCGTACTGCCCGGTGGCGGCGATCGGGATCGTTGCCCATGTGTGGCCGGTCGCGTCCATCACGTCGTGCAGTTGTTTCTGAGCGGCTGCGGCTGCCTGATCGATATGGCGCGCGCACAGCTGCTTCAACGCAACCGACTTCGTCGGGTCGACGATGTGCGCCAACATCATCGTGTCGTCGACCAGGTGCACCGGAACGTGCACACCGTGGTTGCGCAGCATCGCGACGTCATAGCGCGCATTGTGCGCCACGAACCGGCCGTGACGCTGCCAGCGGTGCACGATCTCTTCGATCAACCCTTGCCAACGCTCGATCGGAATGGCCCACCCCTGATGCGCATCCCCGAACTGCACGAGACGCACGCGATCGATCTCGGGGGAGATGCCGGTGCCTTCAGTGTCGAAGCCGATACGGTCGCATGTCAGACCTTCCAGCCATGTCATGCACGCGTGCACGTCTTCCAGTGTCTCAACAAGGCTGAGCTTGACGCCCTTGAGTCCCATCAAATGTCCTTTCATCCTGGTCAGAGCACGAAACCCCGCCTGAGCGGGGCTCGTACGTATATCTTACTCCGGTCGGTGGCTGCGCATGAGCCGGATGCCGGAGAAATCGTCGTCAACGTCGTCGGTTGCAGGCGTCAGACGCATCAGTGTACGGATGCATACCGTCAGTGAAATGCTCGCGAGGGCGACAGTGCCCATGACGATTAGTAGTAGTAGTACATACAGCGTTACAGAGAGTGAACTCAAGTCCATAGCGGGACCCTTGGGTGGTAATGGGTGAATTACGGCAAGCATACGAGAGACCGGCCCCGTGATCGGGACCGGCCTCCGTGTTCGTCGTCGCTATTCGGGCTTGTCGGTGTCGTCGACCGGAGCCGGGTACTCGACTTCAGCCCACGTGTCCCACATCGGCACCGGGTCGCCGCCGAGTTCGTCGGCGTCGTGGTTGCGCGTCACGCGGCACCGGAAGGATTCGACCGTCTTCAGGTCGATCCCTTCGTTCGCGAACATCGCACGAGCGACGTTCACGAGATTCTGCGTCGCGGCGAAGGCATCGTTACCCATGCCGCCGCGCACGGTCATGAAGTCGGCTCGCATCATTTCAGGCTCAGAACTCACTGTCATCAACCTCGCACAGACGCCGCGCGACGGCATGTCCCTCGTCGGGGTCGGCTTCGCCGGTCACGACAAGGAACTTCGCGAGCACGTCGAGCATTCCGCGCCACCGGTCGTCGAGTTCAGGGCGTGGCTCGCCTGCTGCCTGAATCCGCAGCTTCTTCGCATGGGCGCGCTTGACGAAACTGATCATCTCGGCGCGTGCCGCTTCGTCCGCTTCCGCACGCTCCCGAAATCGCTCTTCGCGCGCGTCGATAATCGAACGCAGCTCGTCGACTCCGGCAGAGACCGGGATCGTCTCGACTCCGGCTTCATACATCCGCTCGCGGATGCCCATGTAATCGGCGTATGCCTCTTCAAGCACCGAACGAGCGACATGTGCGTAGGCCGAACGTGTGGGCTCGTCGCCGCGCTTGATCGTCTCGACCTTGCCGTCATAGAACACCCGGCCGTCCTGTGTGTCGATCACGCCCATCACGAACGTGTGCATGAAATTGCGGCTCATCGTGTTGAACCCGGCTGCGAGCATGTGCGCGCAGTTGATCGCGTCAGTGTCGCTCGATGTGAACGATGTCGAGTGGTACGGCGAGTCGTCACCGTCGAAGACGCGCGTGAGCGTGTACGTCGTGGTCGGTGGCATTACAAGCTCCCGAGGAATGAGCCGAACTGCACGAGCACGTACAGCAGGACAATGATCGTTGCGAGCGCGGCAGCGCCGAGCACGATCGCCACGGCGAGCGCGCAGCCGCTGAGCTTTCGCTTGTCCTCTTTATTCAGATTCGTCATGTTTCCTTCTTCCGTTGATTCCTATTAGTCGAACATGTCGCCATCGATGATGACCACGGAGCAGCCCATGCAGAGCAGGAACACGACCACGCCGATGATGATCGAAACCGGCTGATCGAGATCGAAGCCGAATCGAGCGACATAGAACCCGACAACGCCGAGCCCGACCGAGATCAAGAGCTGAACGAGTGTCGCCACGGCTAGTCCTGCTCAGTCTCGAAGTACGCGCCGTTCGCCGTCTTGTGCGGTCCGCCATGGCCTTGGTTCCGCGTGCATTGGCTCTTCGCCGGATCGACGAGCGGGTTCGCGAACCGCTGCGCGAAGCAGCGCTGCCCTTCGACGCGCTGCCCGTTCACGAAGTAGAAGAAGTTCGACTTCGGCTCGGGTTCGGCCTTCGGAGCCGCAGCGGCAAGACGCACGTACAGCTCAGCACGTTGCATGTCGCGCTCACGCTGCGTGCTAGTACTCCAGGGCCCTTGCATAGCCTGCTCGGCCTTGTCGGCGTAGTACGCAAAGTCTTTCGGCTTGTTACTCATCTTCGGCCTGCGCCTTCCGCTCAATCCACATCACGCGGTACGTGATCTCGCCATGAGGCATGATCAGCGTCGACCGGTGGTGCGTGTCGCCGATCGTGTCGACCGTCGCCGTGTACGTGAAGTCGAGTCTCATTTCAGTGGCAACCTGTGCCATGTCTTCGGTGTGCGCGTTGAACCGCGCCTCACGCTCGTCGTGGTCGCCTTCGATCACGCAGTGCATGATCTGGAGTGGTCCGAACTCATCTACGGGAATGGGGGCGTTCAGCCGGATCACGTCGCCGAGCTTGCGCAGGTCGTCGGCGATCTTGGTACGTCGTTCGTCAGTGTCCATTCTCTATCCTTCATCGTTTCGTCGTAGTGCCCGGTCCAACGGCAATCGGACCGGGCGGCTTCCCCCGCAAAGAGAAGAACTATTACTCTCGTCAAGCCTAACATATATGTCAGAGTCCCGCGAGCGGGTCGACGTCGGCCCCGTTGCGGCTGCCTTGGGGGATCACCGGCTCATACCGGGCGAGCAGGTCGGCGATGCGTTCATCAACGCACGCAGCGTCACGGAACGCGGCGGCGTTGTGCGGCGGGATCGCCATGTCACCCGTGTCGCGCCGGAAGTCCTTCTTTGTAGGCACGAATAGCTTGCGGAGCACGTCTTCGGCATCCTCAGTCCAGATGATCGTGTCGCGCTGCCACTCGCCTTCGATCGCCGACTTCCCGAGCGAGACGAAGACGTATTGCCAGCGCGCGATGGGCTTGAACCGGCCATCGCCCTCATCTTCGACCGGCTGCGCCCACAGGATCGCCGTATCAGTCCAGCGGCAGCGCGAGCAGCTTTTGCCCGGCGCGGGCTTCGTGCCGGGCGCGTGGTTCAAGTGCGTCTTGCGGTATGACGAGCCGAAGCCCAGTACGCGCGCGTAGAACACTTCGCCGGTGTCGTCGGCCGTGAAGAACTGCAACGGCAGGTCGGCGATGCTGTCGACCTCGGAAGCGTAAGGGTAGTCCGCCATGAAGTCGGCGAACGCCTCGGTTCGTACATCAATCGGCGCGGTTGTAGTCGACATATGTCGTCCTTTCATCATCGTGTCGTCGTCTTGATCGGTCCGGCAGCGGACCGGCACGACGAAAGCCTAGCACGAGCGGTATTATGGTTGGTAGACGACAGATGAAGGGATAACAGATGTGGCTAGTGTGACTTATTCCCGGTTCGCTTCGGCGCGCCCCGGGGCTGTGGCGTATGCCTGCACGAAGCTCGGGTTCCGCGTGTTCCCGCTGCGTGTCGACACCGGGACGCCGGTCTTCACCGAGTGGCCAGAGCGTGCGACGAGGGACTTCGAACAGATTCAAGGTTGGTGGACGGGCAACTACGCGCCGTGCGGCGTCGGGATCGCCACCGGACCGGAGTCGGGCGTCTGGGTGCTCGACATCGATATGAAGCACGGGATCGACGGCTTCGCCAGCCTGCGCGACCTCACGCACCGGCACGGCGGCACGGTCGACGAATTCACGCGCACCATGTGCGTGCGGACGCCCAGCGGCGGGGCGCACCTGTACTTCCGATGGAACGAGGCGGCCGACGCCGAAGGCGGCGTGCGCAATGAGTCGTCGGGAAAGATCGGCGCGGGGATCGACGTGCGCGGCATCCGTGGGTACGTCCGGGCTCCCGAGGTCGGCGCGTACCGAATCGTCGAGCGAGCGGGGAAGCGATTGCTGCACGTTGCCGACGCGCCCGATTGGCTCGTGCCGCTGTGCAAGAAGCGCCGGGCGACCACCGTCGAGCCCATGACGAACGCGGACATCCGCGCACGCATGTCCGATCGCGGGCAGGCGTGGGCGAAGTTCGAAGCGGCCGAGAGCGTGCGGAAGTTGGCACGTTCGGCGGCCGGTACGAGGAACGACATGCTCAACCGGACGGCGTACCGTCTCGGTACGCTTGCAGCTCTATACGGCGAACCGTCTGAGGCGGATGCCCGCGCGTGGTGCTTCAAAGCAATGCGCCACGCCGGAGCGAACGACACGGCCGAGCAGCAGATGCGGACCTTCACATCCGGTTGGGAATCCGGTCGGGCAGCGCAGACGACGAAAGTCGCCGATCACGCTCCCGTCCGTGAAACGTAGAAAGGGACGAAAAGCGATGATCGACGACCAGACAGATAACCCTGAAACCGACCCTAGCACGCCCGAAACGGACGACTTCGCCGCGAGTATCGTCGGCGGCATCACCGGAGCACGGGAACGCGTTGACGAGACCATGCCGGACGCCACGGCCGTCGTCGACCTTGATCAGGCATACCGGTTCCTGCCCGAGAGCGTTGCGCTTGACGAGCCGGTGCCCGGACCGAAAGAGCCGGACAAGGTCGCGCGGTTCCTCTTGTACCTCTTCGCGGACGCCGGGATTCACCTGAAGCACTGGCGAGACGAGTGGTATCTGTACCGCGAAGGCGAGACGGGCGGCGCGTATCTGCGCATGGGCGGGGCGGACAACCGCTATGCCGTCGCCGACGCCGTGCGAACGCTGCTCGCCGACGCCTCGTACATGCAGGCGACGAAAGACGGCATGGAGCCGCGCCCGTGGAGCCCGAACACGTCAAGTGTGCGAGAAGTTACGGAAGCGATGGCGTCGCAGATGCGCATGAGGGAATCGATGGAAGTTCCCGCGTGGCTGCGCCGGTCGGAGC